AAAATAAGTAGGTCTAAGATGACACCTATTGATTTTAGAAATCTAATTGGTCGTGTTGGGCGGATTGAATACAATTTACACGGGAATGTGTTTTTTGTGTCTGAGAAAAACGAAACTAAGAAAGAAGAATATATAGAATTACTAGATAAAAATGTGCCGGAACAGGTGCTTTCCATTGAAAGTAGCAAAGTGCTAAAAAAGTCAGAAAAAAAGGCTATTGTCGAGACCTTGGTTTCCGGTAGCGTATCTATTGAAAAAGAGGAAAGAACCACAGAAGAAGTTTATCTGATGATGCGTAAATTTGCTCTAATCTTGGTAAATGATATCACACACAATCGCAATAGTATAATTAAACGAGAATTTGAGGAGTATTTAACTGCCGAAGATGAGCAAAAAATCAGAGAGACCTTTTTAAATAAAACGGTTCAACAAGATGATGACATCAATATATCTGTTGATCAAACATCAAATCTTGTTCGTGCTATACAAAAAGGTCTAGCTTACCCGGAAAAAGACAGCTCGGGAAGGTTTGTATACAATGATATTCTGAATTTTTTAGAAAAGCTCTGTAGCATATTTAAGTGGGAGCAGTATGAATCAACTACTCTGGGTAGGGTAAAAGATGGTCAACATACTCTACTTCGATGGTATGCAGTTATTCTGAGTCAATGGATGGAAGGACATGGTCTTAGTTTTATTATTAGTAGAGCGCTTAGTTTTAGAAAGGAAAATCCCCGTTCATTTTGGTACAACTACAAACAGACAACATACAAGGACGATCTTCCTCATCGAAATAGTGTGATATCTGATACTTTGGAGGTTATCGAAAATATAATCCTCTTTAGTATTTCAAATTATTTTTTAAGATTCTCGAATGAATATAAACGTGTTCATGGCGTAACAGAGTTTGACAACAATTGGTATGAATACGTCGAATATGGAACTACTAACCGTCTAACGATTTTATTACAGCGACATGGTTTTTCTAGAGAGACTTCTACCTTTATTCGTAACAACAAGACAGAATATGTTTTAGAAGATGAGGAAGGGAAGTTAAAATTAAGATCAACTTTGTTAGAGACGTCGAATTTCAATGTCAGGCGTGAAGCCAATGAGATACGTTTTAATTCACCCGAGATTTTTGATTTAGAAACTCACATCTAAAAATCTAGATTTCTTTGCCCAAAACCGCATAACTTGTCCAAGGGGATAGTGAGAGGATCATTATCCCTTTTGTTTTGCTCCTCTCGAGAATAATCGAAAGGAGTTTTTTTTATATGAACAAGCTCATTTATGTCTGCTCACCCTATCGGGGAGATATCGAGACGAACACTAAAAATGCCAGAGAATACTGCCGGGGGATTGTAGAAGAAGGCAATATCCCCATCGCTTCGCACCTTCTATTTCCTCAGTTTATGGATGACAACATTGATGCTGAACGAGAGCGAGCTATGGAGATGAACCTTGAAATCATGCGCCACTCTGATGAAGTCCGTGTCTTTGGCGGCCAGATCAGCATTGGTATGTGGCAGGAGATGAAAGCGGCGGAGGAACTGGGCATCCCTGTGGTGCAGGAGGAAGTCGAATGAAACTAACCATTTACACAGCAGATACCTGCGGACAGGAATCGAATGTTTACTATCCAAACAGACTTGAGGTAACGGACGAAGCAACGTTTAAGGATGCCGTCTCCTTTGACCATGTGGCGGCAAGATATCAAAACAACTATCGAAGCAATGCAAATTTTATCAAAGCCGACCATATCAGCATGGACTGTGATAACGAAAAAAGTGATGATCCTAAGACTTGGATTCTACCTGAGGATATCCTGAGTCTCTTTGAGGGTGTCTCTCTCGCCATCGCTACCAGCAGAAATCACATGAAGGAAAAAGGCATGAGATCTGCAAGACCGAGATTTCATATCTACTTTCCCATTCCTGAAACAAAGGATGGTGAGGGTTACGCAAAGCTCAAAGAAGAACTGGCCGATTTCTTTTCCTTCTTCGATGCCGGGGCTTTGGGAAGTGCCCGTTTCATGTACGGAAACCCCGACACGGAGGTCATTTGGCGTGAAGGCGATCAGCTTATCACGGACTTTATCCGAGATGATTTTGCCGAATGGGATGAAGCGCAAAGTGAGATTCCGGAAGGCACAAGAAATAAGACACTCTCGCACTACGCCGGCCGCATCATCATAAGGCTTGGCGCAACGGAGGAAGCCCATGAGATGTTTCTTAAAAAGGCTGACCTCTGTAATCCTCCGCTTTCGGATCATGAACTTCAAACCATCTGGCAGAGTGCGATGCGCTTCGGAAAAAAAGTATCGGCACAGGAAGGTTATATTCCTCCGGAAGAATACGGCAAGGACTTCTCACTTATGCCGCCCGATTTTTCGGACATCGGTCAGGCTAAGGTCTTGACCCGAGAAAAAGGCGAGATCCTCGTCTACACCGATGCGACAGACTACATGACCTATAACGGGACGCATTGGGAGGAATCAAGGCAAAAAGCGGTCGGTGTCTGTCAGGATTTTTTGGATAAGCAGCTGGAAGAAGCAAAGGCTGTGCTTGGAAAAGCGACAAAGTTTCTCACGGAATCAGGGGTAACCCAAGAGCTCATTCAGGCAGGCGGCAGGACGCTTGAAAAAGCTATCGAGCCTGAACAAAAGAAAACATTTGATTTATATCGAGTCGCCCTTGCCTATAAAAATTTTGTTATGAAAAGGCGTGACATGAAGTATGTCACTTCCGCACTTCAGGCGGCAAAGCCCATGCTCCTTAAAATGATTCAAGACTTTGACAGTCAGGATTTTATGCTGAATACGCCTACTGCTGCCTATGATCTGACAAAAGGCCTTCAAGGAGCGGTGCCACATAAGCCTGAAGATTATATGACGAAAATCACTCTGGTCTCGCCCGATACGAAAAACGAGAAACTCTGGCTTGATGCGGTCTCGGGCTTTTTCTTAAACGATCAGGAACTCATCGAATATGTCCAGCAGATTGTAGGACTTTCCGCTATCGGCAAGGTCTATATGGAAGCACTGATTATTTCCTATGGAGAAGGTTCGAACGGCAAGTCGACCTTTTGGAACTCCATTGCTAAGGTGCTGGGAAACTACAGCGGTACAATCTCGGCAGATGCTTTGACGGTCGGATGCAGAAGAAATGTAAAGCCTGAGATTGCTGAGCTGAAAGGAAAACGGCTGGTCATTGCGGCAGAGCTAGAAGAAGGCATGCGGCTTAATACTTCCGTCATCAAACAGCTTTGTTCTACAGACCTTGTCTCCGGCGAAAAGAAATATAAAGACCCTTTCAAATTTACACCGACTCATACCCTTGTCCTTTATACGAACCATCTCCCCAAAGTTGGGGCGAATGATGACGGCACTTGGCGAAGGCTCATCGTCATTCCCTTTCAGGCCAAGATTAAAGGCAAGGCGGATATCAAAAATTATGCGGACTATCTGGTGGAACATGCGGGCGGCGCGATTCTTTCCTGGATTATTGAGGGCGCGAGAAAAGCCATCGATAAAGACTTCAAGATCCCCATTCCGAAATGTGTGGCTAATGCCATTCATAGATACCGGGAGAATAACGACTGGCTCTCAGGCTTTCTCGAGGAATGCTGTGAGATTGATCCATCATATACGCAAAAGTCGGGTGAGTTTTACCAGGATTACCGGGCCTATTGCCAGAGAACAGGCGAATGGACGAGAAGCACGGCGGACTTTTATACAGCCCTTGAAATTGAAGGCTATGAACGCAAGAAAACGAAAGCCGGAATGGTGGTTTTAGGGCTTCGTTTAAAGTCTGAATTTATGGACTAAAAGTCAAAAGGTGCAGGTCGGTGCAGGTCTTTGTATAAAACCCCTTTAGGGCGAAAATTTTAGGTCAAAAATTCTATATAGAGAAGTTTATTAGATGACTTGCACCGACCTGCACCCTCTCGGAGAAAAGCCTGAAATATCAACGTTTGACGGAGGAAATAACAATGCTTGAAAAACAGATAGAACATAAATTATTGACGGAAACCAGGAAAAAATCCGGGCTTTGTTTAAAGTTCGTCTCTCCCGGCTGGAACGGTGTGCCGGATAGACTCATCCTTCTTCCTGGAGGAAGGATGGGATTTGTGGAAGTAAAGAAACCCGGCAAAAGTCCCGGAGCCTTGCAGCTTCAAAGGCATAAACAAATCAGGAGCTTGGGCTTTCAGGTTTTTGTCTTGGACGATCCGGGAGATATCGGAGGGATTCTTAATGCAATACAAGGCTCATGATTATCAGGAATATGCCAAAGAGGAAATCATCAAGAAAAAAGCCTGCGGCCTTTTCTTAGAGCCCGGACTTGGGAAGACAGTGATCACACTTTCCGCCATCTGGGAATTGATGTTTGACTACTTTGAAATTTCAAAAGTTCTCGTCATCGCTCCGCTTCGTGTAGCGGAGAATACTTGGACAGAAGAGCTTGAAAAATGGGATCATCTGACCTTTCTTCGAATCTCCAAGGTTTTGGGCAGTGAAAAGGAAAGAATCGATGCTCTTAAAATACCTGCCGATATCTATGTGATTAACAGGGAGAATGTCGCCTGGCTTTGTGATCTATATGACTGGGATTTTGACATGCTGGTGATTGATGAGCTTTCGAGCTTTAAAAATCCGTCCAGTAAACGCTTCAAGGCACTTCGGAAAAAGCGTCCCGGCATTGACCGTGTTGTAGGCCTTACGGGAACGCCCTCGACCAACGGGCTGATGGATTTATGGTCGGAGATTTATCTTTTGGATCAGGGTAAGCGTCTCGGGAAAACCATCGGTGCTTACAGGGCGGATTTCTTTGTTCCTGACCGAATGAACGGCTATATCGTCTATTCCTATAAGCCCCGTTCCGGTGCAGAGAAGTTTATTTACGGTCTTTTATCCGGTCTATGCGTTTCTATGAAAAGTTGCGACTTTCTCAAGATGCCGCAGCGTCTGGAGCGGGATGTGAAGGTCAAACTCTCGGATACAGCAAAGAACATCTATATGGAGATGGAGCATGAGATGGTGGCGGAGTTAATGGACAAAACCATTGATGCTGTAAATGCTGCCGTCCTTACTAATAAACTCATTCAGATGGCATCGGGTGCTGTCTATGACGACCAAGGAAGCATCGCAGAGCTACATTCATCCAAGCTTGATACCTTGGAAGACCTAATCGAAGCGGCAAACGGAAAGCCCGTTCTTATCTACTACAACTATCGCCATGAACGAAGCCGGATAAAAGAGCGTTTCAAGGAAGCAGTGGAAATTAAAACACCTGAAGACTTTAAGGCTTGGAACAAAGGCGAGATCTCAATCGCTATGGCTCACCCCGCTTCGATGGGACATGGTCTCAATCTCCAACACGGCGGCTCTACCGTGATCTGGTTTTCCCTTCCCTGGTCGCTGGAACTTTACAGTCAGGCCAATGCCAGATTTTGGAGGCAGGGACAAAAGGATACGGTCGTCATCTTCCGGCTTCTTGCCGAGGGTACGATTGACCGGGATGTGGCGCGAGCACTCGAGAAAAAGGACGTCATGCAGGAAGCTTTAATGCAGGCGGTGAAAGCGAGGGTGACGGATGGATAGCATAAAGAAAGTCAAAGAAATGCTTAAATGTTACCCCGAGAACGCCAAAAGGATGAAAGAGCTGGAACAGGAAATGGCACAGTTTATTCCGATTAAGGCAAGCGAGGTTTTGGAGATGCTGACCTTTCCCGGAAAGACCGGCGATGAAGTCAGAGTACAAAAACAGCGCTCCAATAACCGCATCTTTTACATCGCCACTTCTTATCGCAGGCTTGCCTGGCTCATCAATCATAAGGCGGAAAGAGAGATGACGGAGGATTACGAAAAGGCTGCCAAGGAAGTGGAATTTATCCGCTATGCCATTCGTGCCTTGCCGCGCTTTTACCGAGACCTGATGACTTATGACATTTTGGAAGGCAGACGCTGGGGTGAGGTCTGTGAACGCTTTTCTTTAAGCGGTGTGGAGTTTTTAAGAAAAAAAGAGAAAGCCACCCTGCGAATGGCAAAGACACTGGAAAGACAATATCAATACTTCGGTTTTCGGAAGGAGGAATTATGCGATGATAATCGAGACAATGCTTGAAAACTATGAGCTTTATAAAAACGAACTGGAAGCGGATTTGTATCTCTTGCAGACGATGCTTCAGCAGAATATGCCGGAGCCGTCGGGCGACACGCTAGAACTTGGAGGAGTCTTAAAACACTTAAAAGGCTGTGCCGACTTTGTCAACGATGCGGCCGTTGATCATAGACTGAAGCACGCTGAGATGCGCTTTCGTCAGCTTTCCTATTTGGACTGGCTTATACGATCAAGGGCAAGTGAGGAGCAAGAAGTCATCAAGGCTTTGTGGCTGGACAGGCTTTCTCTTTCCGAAGCGTCGGACAGGTTTTATATAAGCAAGAGTTCCATGTACAGAAAGAAGCAGGAGGTGCTGAGTGCCTTGGAAGCTGCTTTTTCAGCCGACAGAGCCGTTCAGACACTTTGGAACGAAATGGAACAAACAGAAACGATTTGATAATGCTTTGTAACTAAAGACCCTGATACTATTAAGCTAGGAAAAAACTCAGAAGACCTGCGGCGATGCTGCAGGTTTTTTTATGCGGGAGGTGCTTGATGCCAAGAAAACCGAAGCGCCCCTGTTCTTATCCCGGCTGTCCCGAGCTTGTTGAGGGAAGATTTTGTAAGAAGCATGAGCAGGAGGAAGCAAGACGATACGAAAAATACCAAAGGGATCCAGAGACAAGAAGACGCTACGGCAGAGCTTGGAAACGCATCCGTGACCGCTACATCAAGGCTCACCCTTTGTGTGAGGAGTGCAAACGAAATGGGAAGCTCACTCCCTCAGAAGAAGTTCATCACATCATTCCTTTGTCCGAAGGTGGAACAAATAAACAAAAAAACTTGATGGCTCTTTGTAAGTCCTGCCATTCGAGAATCCATGCCGAGCGTGGCGACAGGTGGAGCTGACTTAGGTAGGGGGGTCTCAATCTCTGCGGAGGATTTTCCGAGCAACGGGCGGTGGGCGCCGTGCAAAAAAAGTTCAATTCAAACGGGGGATTAACCCCCTTTTTTATTTTCAGGAAAGGAGGTGCCTTGTGGCAAGAGACGGAACATACCGAGGCGGCAGACGTGTCAAGGCCGGCAGCAAGCCGGAAGCCTTAGTTGACAAGATTGCCGCCGGAAAAGAAGCAAATGTGTTAGAAACACACGATTTTGACCCGGAGGCCCTTTTTGCTCCGGATGAGCCGGAAGGCATCTCGGATTTATACGGTGAGGACATGCCTGAGCCGTCGGACTACCTGTCCGCTCGGCAAAAAGACGGCAAGCCCTTAGGTGCAGATGAAATTTACAAGGAAACCTGGCTCTGGTTAAAGGAAAGACGCTGCGAGAAGCTCGTCAATCCGAGACTTATTGAATCCTATGCACAGGCCTTTGCCCGCTTTATTCAGTGTGAGGAAGCGGTCAGCACCTATGGCCTGTTAGGAAAGCATCCGACAACAGGCGGAGCGATAGCTAGCCCCTTTGTTTCCATGAGCCAGAATTTTCAAAAACAGGCCAACCTCATTTGGTACGAGATTTTTGACATCGTAAAGCAAAACACGACGACCGCTTTTATTTCCACACCCCAGGACGACATGATGGAGCGTCTCCTTCGAAAGAAAAAGGAGCGTGACTAAGATGCGGACGATGATTGATCTTTTTTCCGGAATCGGAGGTTTCCGCTTAGGGTTCGAAAGAGCGGGCTTTCGCTGTATCGGAAGCTGTGAGAACGATAAATTTGCCCTTGAATCTTACCGGGCAATGTTTGACACGAAGGGAGAGTGGTTTTGTGAAGACATACGAAGCATTAAATCAAAAGATATCCCCTTTGCAGACTGCTGGACCTTCGGCTTTCCTTGCCAGGATATCTCAGTTGCCGGCTTTCAAAGAGGAGTCTCTGCGGAAAGAAGCGGCCTATATTTTACAGTCCTTGACCTCGTCAAGGGCAAAGAAGAAAAAGATAAGCCCCGATGGCTTGTCGCTGAAAACGTTAAAAACCTACTATCCATTCATGACGGATGGGACTTTGCCCGTGTTCTCCTTGAAATGGATGAAGCAGGGTACGACGTCTTCTGGCAGGTGCTCAATTCCAAAGACTACGGCGTGCCCCAGTCAAGAGAGCGCATCTTCCTTATTGGACATCTTAGAACAAGAGGTCGATTTGAAATACTACCTTTCGAAGGAGAAAACGATGCGCATCTTAGAAGGCTTATAGGCGGATCCCAAGGCTACCGGGTCTACGATCCCGGAGGTGTCGCATGCACAATCCAATCTTCTGTAGGAGGGCTCGGTGCGAAAACCGGGCTCTATTTAATTTCGCAGGAAGGAATGACGGTTAGCAAAGGTAAGGTAAAAACGAGGGATCAATCGACCTGCATCGTTGCGACCTACGGACACGGTCTTGACAACAAAGGCATGCGGACGGGAGTTCTTGAAGCAAGAAGTGTGTCTACACCTTTTCGCACATCGCCAAGATCCAAGACAGCAAGGCGTGTGAAGGAAGACGGCGAGCCGTCCTTTACCCTAACCGGACAAGACCGGCACGGCGTGCTTCTGAGCAACGGCAATCACTATGCCATCAGAAGGCTTACGCCGAAAGAGTGCTTTAGGCTTCAGGGCTTTCCGGATCATCTCTATGAAAAAGCAGCCGCTGTCTGCTCGGAATCTCAGCTTTACAAGCAGGCAGGCAATGCCGTTACGGTTCCTGTTGCGGAAGCGGTGGCAAGAAAAATTATTGAAGCGGAGGAAAAACAAGATGAAACATTATAAATCAGCCGAGTCCGTGACGAAGGGTCACCCGGATAAGCTCTGTGACTATATAGCTGACAGCATTCTGGACGGCTATCTGAAAGGTGACGAAAGCTCCAGAGTTGCCGTAGAAGTAATGGCGACAAAGGGGCTTATTTTAGTTGCGGGAGAAGTGACGAGCAAAGCTGCTCTCGATGTAGAAAATATTGTGCGAGATGTACTTTTTGATGTGGGCTATGAACCTCAAAATTTCGAGATTAAAGTAAGACTTCACGCACAAAGCCCCGACATCGCACAGGGTGTTGACCGAGGGGAAAACCTGCTCGGTGCGGGCGATCAGGGAATCGTCTACGGCTATGCAACGGATGAAACCCCTGAATACCTTCCGCTTCCTCAAGTGCTGGCAAGAAGGCTCACGATGAGACTTGAAGAAGTGCGAGAGAAAAACATCATCCCTGAACTTATGCCTGACGGCAAGTGTCTTGTGACTGTTGAGTACGAAAACAGTGAAGCGACAAGGATTCACTCGGTCGTATTATCCAGCCAGCATGAGGAGAGCATCTCCAATGCGGATCTCCGAAAGGCGATTCACACTCATGTGATTCGTCCTGCCTTAGAGGGCGTGCTTCCCTTTGAGGAAGAAGATATCCATATCAATCCGACGGGCAGGTTTGTCTTTGGGGGTCCTGAAGCCGACACCGGCTTAACCGGCAGAAAGCTTGCTGTTGATACCTACGGCGGTCTTGCAAGGCACGGTGGCGGAGCTTTTTCCGGGAAAGATCCGACCAAGGTGGACAGATCGGGTGCCTACATGGCAAGGCTCATCGCACGAAGTGTCGTCTCTTCAGGCCTTGCAAAGGAATGTGAAGTATCCATTGCTTACGCTATCGGAAGGCCTGAGCCTTTGTACTTTGATATTGACTGCTTCGGCACGGAGACAAAGGACATAGAAACGATTAAGGAAGAGTGCGAGACGCTCTTTCCCTTATCGGTTTTGCCCATGATTCACTACTTAAAGCTCAGGCAGGATTCCTATGCTCCTCTTGCTATCAAGGGACACTTCGGTGACAGCGAACTTCCCTGGGAAAATGACCTGGCAGGACTTTTGTTTCATGCGGGGGTGAGCCTATGAAAATGACGGAGCACCTTGAAAAAGTTCCCATTGATAGACTCGTTCCCTATGCCAGAAATGCCAGAACGCACAGCAAAGAACAAATCCTTCAGCTTCGAGCTTCCATCCGTGAATTTGGCTTCATCAACCCCTGCCTGATCGATAAGGACTACAACATCCTTGCCGGACACGGACGGGTACAGGCGGCCAAAGAAGAAGGGCTGACGGAAGTGCCCTGTGTCTTTGTGGAGCATTTAACCGAAGCACAAAAGAGAGCCTATATTTTGGCGGATAACCGCCTTGCTCTTAATGCCGGCTGGGATGAAGAAATGCTGTCGATAGAGCTTTCAGAACTGGAAGGAGCGGACTTTGACCTCGACCTTTTGGGCTTTACCGACACTGAACTTCATAAACTCTTAGGCGAGATCGAAACCGAGGAAGATGACTTTGACTTGAGCGTTGCCCTGGAAGAAGCAAGCTTTGTAGAACCGGGCGATGTCTGGACACTAGGAAGGCACCGTCTTATCTGCGGAGATGCGACAAAGCTTCAAGATGTAGAAGCGCTCATGGACAAAAAGAAAGCAAACCTGATTTTAACCGACCCGCCCTATGCGGTAAGCTACGAGAGTGCATCCGGTCTTTCCATCAAAAACGATAACCTGAAAGCCGAGGAGTTTTACGATTTTCTCCTAAGTTCTTTTAAGAATATGATCGAGGTTTCCGAAGCCGGAGCTTCCGCCTATGTCTTTCATGCGGATACGGAAGGACTCACTTTCAGAAAGGCTTTTGAAGATGCGGGCTTTCACTTATCCGGTGTCTGCATCTGGGCAAAAGACTCGCTGGTGCTGGGAAGATCTCCCTACCAGTGGTCGCATGAACCGATCCTTTTTGGCTGGAACAAAAAGGGCAAGCATGAATGGTATGCAGGCCGTGCGGAAAAGACGGTCTGGCAGTTTAATAAACCGAAGAAGAACGAGAACCATCCGACCTCAAAGCCGATAGACCTACTTTCCTACCCGATTCAAAACTCAAGCCGGGCAAACGGCATCGTATTGGATCTTTTCGGCGGCAGCGGTTCTACTCTTATCGCCTGTGAGCAAACAGACCGCATCTGCTACATGGCAGAGATTGATGAAAAGTACGCATCGGTCATTTTAAGGCGGTATGTGGAATTTAAATCAGGCGACAGTTCGGATGTTTTTGTAGAGCGAGACGGCAAGAAAATCCCTTATAAAAAGCTTGTCAAAACTGTCGGTTAATAACAAAAACACGGGTGTAAATTTGTCCGGTAAATAGCCTGAAATACCTGCAAATAAAGGCTTTTATGACTTGGCTTATCCTCCTTTTAGAGCGAACATGTACCTACAAAAACGAAGGAGGAAAAAGCCATGAAAAAAGATTTAGAAAAGAAACTGGAAGCTATCGTCAAGGAACGCTATCCCGATATTGAGACGCTTGAGAGCAGAAACAGCGACTCGCTGGATTTTCACGAAATCAGCGTCTGGGGACTTAGAGAACTTCTGGAAAAAGCCTATGAGCTTGGACGCTCGGAAGCGGGGAGGTAATTATGGAAACCAGATTCTTACTCGAAGGATACAAAAGAAAAGACCTCGCCAAAGCCCTGGCGGGCATTCTTGAAACGGAAGTGAACTACCTAGGCATGCCGTCCATGAGCTACCGCATCGGAAACTCTTTTTTAGAAAAAGACGGCACCTTCATCTGGGGCGTAAACTTCTTAAAAGAGGATGTGGAGAGGATTGTAAAAGAACTTGAAGCTCAGGGCTTTAAGACCTCAAAAGACAGCTTTACCATCTCGCTTCCCTCGGAGTATTTTTCAACGGAAACCATGCGAAAGCTGGATCGGATTTTAGAATCCAAGGGTGCTCTTATCAAAAAGGCGTTAAACGCTGACAGAACGGTTGCACTTAGAGAAATTGAAACCGTGGATTTTCCCTGGTTTGACCGAGTTCTTGATGCCGATGAAGCAAGGATTTATACGGAATTTGTGTCAAAACTCTGCCGGATGGCCAAAGAGCAAAAAAGAGTTCTGGAGCGAGAAACCGTGACGGACAACGAAAAATACAGTTTCCGCTGCTTTCTCTTAAGGCTCGGCTACATCGGAGACGAGTACAAGGAAGCAAGAAAGATGCTCTTGAAGCACCTACGCGGTTCTTCTTCTCATCGATATTCCAAGGAGGAAGCTCATGAGAACGCTTAATAAATATACCCTTGAGGGTTTAAGACAATCCTATCCGAAGGGAGCCAGAGTAGAACTTTTAAAGATGGACGATCCGCAGGCACCTCCTGTCGGAACAAAAGGCACAGTCATTGCCGTGGATGATATCGGCAGCATTTTAGTCAACTGGGATAACGGCTCGGGGCTGAATGTCGTCTACGGTGAAGACTTGGTAAGGAGGATTGACCGATGAGCTTAAAAGAACAGATTATAGCCGTCCGTGACAGCGGAAAGACCAATATGCTGGATAGCCGCACGGTGCAGTACATCGCCAATGAGATGAATTTTTACGAGCTTGTGATTTTCATCGAAGAACACCGAGACAAGTACTCAAAGTTTATCTTCACGGGTGATGAGAAATACTTGTCGGTCAGCGACAAATAAAGAGGTGTATCTTTGTGCAAAATATCCCTGAAAACCTCGCAAATAAAGGGTTTTAGGACTTGGCTTATTCTTCTTTTAGAGCGAATATGTACGTACAAAAACGAAGGAGGAAAAGACCATGACAAACAAGGAACTGAAGAGAAAGACCTTTTTAGAAGCAACGAGACGAAGGAACGAAAAGAAGCGTTTAGAAAGAGAAAAGGATCCTGCCAAAGCAGACTATGAAGACGGCAAAATCAGCTGGAATGAGTACCTTAAAAGGAGCCTGAAGAAATGAGCGAGTTTACAACGATTGAAAAACAGGCCATGAAGACCAGCCCCTGCTATGGCGCCATAGTGCAATGGAAAGAGCGGGTTTTTGTAACAGACATGGACCGATACGGCAAATACTCTGCGAAGATTTACGAAATGGTGGATTTGGAAGATGCTCCGAGCAGGATTGAAGCAAGACTTTCACTGATTAAAGAAGCCGATGAGAGTTTTCCTGACAGCGGTCATGCCATCAAGTGGTGCTTTAAGCAGGATTAACTAAAAGAAAAAATAGAAAGCATCAGCCCTTAGGGGCTTTTGCTCGTGGTACGGCCTTGAAGGGTCGTTTTTTTATGCGTAAAGGAGGCTTGGATGCGAAAACTAGAACACTACAAACCGACAAAATTTAAGCTTCCCTCCTCCCGTTACGACAAAGATGCGGCAGACCGTGCCGTTACCTTTATCAGTCTTTTGAAACATACCAAAGGCGAATGGTACGGCAAACCTTTTGAGCTGATTGACTGGCAGGAACAGATTGTAAGAGACCTCTTCGGCATTTTGAAGCCGAACGGCTATCGGCAGTTTAATACGGCCTATGTGGAGATTCCTAAGAAGCAAGGCAAGTCTGAACTTGCGGCAGCCATTGCCCTTTACCTTACCTGCGGCGACTTCGAACACGGCGGTGAGATTTACGGCTGTGCCGCCGACCGCCAGCAGGCATCCATTGTCTTTGATGTGGCGGTGCAGATGGTGGAACAAAACCCTGCGCTGAAAGCCCGCATCAAGCCTTTGATCTCACAAAAGCGCCTTATCTATAAGCCTTTAAACAGCTTCTATCAGGTCTTGTCCTCAGAAGCCTATACCAAGCACGGGCTTAACGTTCACGGTGTGGTCTTTGATGAGCTTCACGCTCAGCCGAACCGTCAGCTCTACGATGTGATGACCAAAGGCTCTGGCGATGCGAGAAAACAGCCACTCTATTTTCTGATTACAACAGCAGGAACAGACAGGCACTCCATCTGCTGGGAAGTCCATCAAAAGGCGGAAGATATCCTTGCAGGAAGAAAACGGGATCCGAGCTTTTATCCTGTCATCTTCGGAGCGGACGAGGAGGAAGACTGGACGGATGAAGAAGTATGGAAAAAGGCCAATCCTTCTCTTGGCATTACCGTCGATATTGAAAAATTAAGGACCGCCTGCAACAGTGCAAGACAGAACCCGGCGGAAGAAAATATCTTCCGTCAATTAAGGCTTAATCAATGGGTGAAGCAATCCGTCCGCTGGATGCCGATGGAAAAGTGGGATGCCTGCACCATAGCAGTTGATGAGACAAAACTCGAAGGCCGCGTCTGTTACGGCGGGCTTGACCTCTCAAGCACCACAGACCTGACGGCCTTTGTCCTGGTCTTTCCTCCGGAAACGGAAGACGAGCCCTATTTCGTTCTTCCCTTTTTCTGGATACCGGAAGAAAATATCTCGCTTCGGGTCAGCAGAGACCATGTGCCCTATGACATCTGGGAAAAAGAAGGCTTTCTTCTCACGACCGAAGGAAATGTCGTGCATTACGGCTTTATCGAACAGTTTATTGAAGACCTCGGTACGAAGTACAACATCAAAGAGATCGCCTTTGACCGCTGGGGTGCGGTGCAGATGAGTCAGAACCTTATGGATATGGGCTTTACCGTCGTTCCCTTCGGCCAGGGCTACAAGGACATGAGCCCTCCGACCAAGGAGCTGATGAAGCTGGTCTTGGAAGAAAAACTTGCTCACGGAGGACATCCTGTCCTTCGCTGGTGCGTGGATAATATTTTCGTAAGAACTGACCCGGCAGGCAACATTAAGCCGGACAAGGAAAAATCGACCGAGCGGATTGACGGAGCGGTGGCGCTTATCATGGCGCTTGACCGGGCGATCCGAAATCAGGGAAGCGACCTCGGCTCTGTATACGATGAGCGGGGCTTGCTGCTCTTTTAGAAACGATAAGGAGGTGATGTCCTCTGGGACTTTTAAAGAACCTATTCAAAAGCAGGGATAAACCGGAGCTGACCAAACCGTCGGTGTTCCGGTTTTTCTTTGCTCCGTCTTCTTCCGGAAAACAGGTGACGGAGAAAAATGCCATGCAATCGGCGGCGGTTTATGCCTGTGTCAGAGTAATTGCAGAGACTGTTGCAAGTCTGCCCTTGCATCTTTACCGACATGTCGAGGAAGGAAAAAGGCGGGATACACTCCATCCCTTGTATTTTCTCCTGCACGACAGCCCCAATCCGGAAATGACATCCTTCATCTTCCGGGAAACCCTGATGACCCATCTTCTTTTATGGGGCAATGCCTATGCCCAGATTGTAAGAAACGGGCACGGCGAAATCATCGGGCTTTATCCTTTGATGCCGGACAAGATGCAGGTCAGCCGGGCGGAGACGGACGAACTCATCTACCTTTACCAAAGCGGGATGAAAAACATTGCCTTTCGAAGAGAAGAAATTCTTCATATCCCGGGGCTTGGCTTTGACGGACTGCTGGGCTACTCACCGATTGCGATGGCACGAAACGCTATCGGCATGTCGATGGCAACCGAGGAGTTCGGTGCGAGTTTCTTTCAAAACGGGGCCGCTCCTGGCGGTATTTTGGAGCATCCGGGAACCCTTAAAGACCCGTCCAAGGTGAGAGAAAGCTGGAACGAGCTTTTTAAGGGCTCGGGAAACGCCAATAAAGTCGCTGTCTTGGAAGAAGGCATGACCTATAAGCAGATTGGGATTCCGCCAAATGAAGCACAGTTTCTTGAGACAAGAAAGTATCAGACGGAAGAAATTTGCCGTATCTACCGAGTGCCGCCACACCTAGTGGCAGACCTCGATAAGGCGACTTTTTCTAATATCGAACACCAGTCCATCAGCTTTGTCGTTCACACGATAAGGCCCTGGCTGGTACGGCTTGAGCAGGCCATGAACAAGGCTCTTTTATATCCCGCTGAAAGGCAGCGTTATTTCATTGAGTTCAATGTCGACGGGCTTTTAAGGGGCGACTATGAAAGCCGAATGAGGGGCTATGCAACGGCAAGGCAAAACGGCTGGATGAGTGCCAACGACATCAGGCGGCTTGAAAACATGAATCTCATACCAAAAGAAGAAGGAGGCGATCTGTACTTGATCAACGGCAACATGACGAAACTTGAAGATGCCGGCATCTTTTCCGGCAAGGAGGTGAAAAGCGATGGAGAAACGTAAATTCTGGGTCTTTCAAAGAGGAGATCCAAAGGAAGAAACCATCCTGAGACTGGACGGTCCGATTGCAAAAGAGAGCTGGTTTGGCGATGAAGTCACACCGGCTCTTTTCTTATCGGAGCTGGAAAGTCATCCAGGGGATATGACGGTGTGGATTAATTCACCCGGCGGCGATGTCTTTGCGGCATCACAGATCTACACCATGCTCATGGATCACAAAGGCAAAATCACGGTGAAAATCGAGGGCATTGCCGCTTCTGCCGCTTCCGTCATTGCGATGGCGGGCGGTGAGGTGTTGATGAGTCCTTCTTCCATGATGATGATTCACAATCCCGAAACTTCCGCCTACGGCTGGAAAGACGAGATGGAAAAGGCACTGGACATCTTGGACGAAGTCAAAGAATCCATCATTAACGCCTATGAACTAAAAACCGGGCTTTCCAGGCATAAAATCTCTCGCCTGATGGATGACGAGACTTGGATGAATGCAAAGAAGGCAAAGGAACTCGGCTTTTGTGATCGCCTTCTTTTCACCGGCGACGACGAAGAGGAGGAAGCGGATGAAGAAGCTCAGGAAGGTATGGCTTTTGCCGCAAGAAAGATGATGAGCACGGTCTTAAACAAGATCAGTGCCGATGCGGTTTTAGCAAAGAAAGAGGAAGAAGCGGGATCCGATGAAAAAGCGGACAACTTGGAAGAAACAGGTACGAAATACAAAGAGCTTACAAAACGGCTCGAACTTTTACGTCATTAAGGAGGACGAAGAAATGAACAAAATTCAGGAACTGAGAAACAAGCGCCTTGAAACCTGGGAAAAGGCCAAGACCTTTTTAGAGGACAAGCGAGACGAGAAAGGCATCGTCTCAGCAGAAGACACGGCGGCTTACGAAAAGATGGAAGAGGAAGTTGTAGACCTCGGAAAAGAAATCGACAGGCTCGAACGCCAAAGAGACATGGACATGAAGCTTGGTGAAGCGATCAGCCGACCGGTGGTGGGAAATCCCGTGCAGGACAAAGAGGACAAGACCGGCAGAGGAAGTGACGCTTATCAAAGGGACTTCTGGAACCTTATGCGCAAGAAAAACGCCCCTGTTACCAATGCCCTGCAGGTCGGCACCGACTCCGAGGGCGGTTATCTGGCCCCGGATGAGTTTGAAAGAACTCTGGTAGAAGCCCTGGAAGAAGAAAACATCTTCAGACAGCTTGCTCATGTCATCCAGACTTCCTCCGGTGACCGCAAAATCCCTGTTGTTGCGACGAAAGGCACAGCCAGCTGGGTGGATGAGGAAGCGGCTATCCCGGAATCCGATCCCGCCTTCGGTCAGGTCTCCATCAGTGCCTATAAGCTGGCGACCATGCTGAAAGTCTCCGAAGAGCTCTTAAACGACTCGGTCTTTGACCTGGAAAGCTATATTGCGAAAGAGTTCGGAAGACGCATGGGCTCTAAAGAAGAGGAGGCCTTCCTCATCGGTGACGGTGTGGGCAAGCCTGTAGGCGTTTTCCAAACTACGGGCGGAGGCGAAGTAGGCGTTACAGCCGCTTCGGACAAGGCAGTGACAGCCGATGAGCTGATTGACCTCTTCTATTCGCTTCGTGCGCCGTACAGGAAAAATGCCGTCTTCATCATGAACGATGCGACGGTGAAGCTCATTCGAAAGCTGAAAGACACGACCGGGCAGTATCTCTGGCAGCCGGCACTCACGGCAGGTACGCCGGATACCATCCTCAATCGTCCGGTCTATACGTCAAGCTTTGTGCCCTTAGCGGAAGCGGGAGCTCTTGCGATTGCTTTCGGCGACTTCTCCTATTACTGGATTGCCGATCGTCAAGGCAGGTCTTTCCAAAGATTAAACGAGCTTTTTGCCGCGACGGGTCAAGTCGGCTTTAAGGCGACACAGCGCGTGGACGGAAAACTCATCTTGCCTGAGAGCGTGAAGCTTTTGCAGATGAAGGCCGGCGTATAAGGAGGATAAGGATGAACGCAGAGGATCTTCTTTATCCGTTAAAAGAAAATCTGGTGGTGGAGCATGATGCGGACGATCCCCTCATGCTCCGCTGCCTTTCCTCTGCGATTTCCTATGCAGAGGGATACCAGAAAAAAGGGCCGGATTACTATCTGAAAAACCCGATGACGGAGAGTACCAAGCAGGCTGTGATCGTCCTTGCAAGTTTCTTCTATGAATCAAGGGACGGTTCAACGGCCGGCTTCTTTTCCGATTCTCCTGAAGCCGCAAGGCAGGTCTGGGAGACGGTTAAAACTCTTCTTCAGGGCGATAAGGATGTGATCCTATGAGCATTAAACTAAATCACTTCATTGAGCTTTTTCGTGTGGAGCAGGAAACGGATCCGGACGGCTTTCCGGTGGAGCGAGATGTCTTTCTTGCAAGTGTCAGAGCCTACCGGGAAGACCGCTACGGGAGCGAGACCTGGAAGAATCGAAGTCTTTTTTCGACAGCAACGACGCTTTTTAGAATCAGGCGGGTTCCCGGCATCACACTTGATACCCGATGCGTCGTGGTAACGGAAGACGGCAGGCACAACATCCTCTCCGTGGAAGACATCCGAAGAAAAGGGCTCTATTGGGAGATTTTGGCTGAAAGAGTCGATACGGAAGGGGTGGTAAAGGATGGCTAAGTGCGAAATGAAAATGCCGGATGAGTTCTTGGATAAGCTCTCGAAACTCGGTGACCGTTTTGATAAAGCCGCTCCTAAGATCTTACAAAGCGGCGGCAAGGTCGTGCTCTCGGCGATGAAAACAAACCTTGAAGGCCGGATCGGAAAAGATACCAAGTACCCTTCCCGCTCCAAGGGCGACCTTTTAAGAAGCCTTGGCATCACCCCGGCTTTGCAGGATCGAAACGGCGAGTGGAATATCCGGGTGGGTGTCGGAGATTCCAAAGACCGTGAGGGTGTGCCGAATGCACTGAAAGCCCAGGTCTTGGAGTACGGAAAGTCCGGTCAGAAGGCAAAGCCCTG